TTTCAATGTACTCTATAAAGTGTTGTTTTATATTATTTTCGTACATGGTAATAATATCAATACAGAGATAATCTAAAATAGTATTCATATGAACATAATTAAGTTCCTCCTCTTGCAATTCTCTATAATGTAAATCGTAAAATATTTTAAGAGTATCTTTTATACCTTTGGTTGTTTCACTTGGAGGTCTGCCTTTAGAAGATGAAGAACAAACAGTTTTAAGTATGGAATTTATAAATTGTTTGTTTATAACAGGTAGTTTTTCATTATTATCATAAAGATAAATAAGATACAACTTTAAAAATTGCAAAGAGTGAATAACAATTTTATTAGTCATAATAGCAGTATCGTTAATTTTAGAAATGACAAAGTCGTTTTTAGTAATGCTTTTAAGGGAAGTTTTAATACATTTATAATAAGATATATCAGGCGGTTCTTTTTCCATTATTTAAATTTTTAAATACCAAGTAATATTTAAAAATCAATTTTTTTATTTAAAATAATTTTTATATTTATCAGAACTTATCATTTTTATTAAATTCTTGATGTTTTTTAGTTTTTTGATGACGAGACATATCAGATTTTCTAAGGATTGAACCGCATTCGCATTTAACTTTTTCTTTTCTTTTTTCCGTTATTTCTTCTTTATTTTTTTTGTGTCTCTCTTTTGTTTTTTCTAAAATTTCTTCTTTATTTGTTTCATAGTATTCTTTCTTTTTTTCTAATAATTTTTTTTTATTTTTTTTACGATACATTTTACCATATTCTAATATTTTTTCTTTATTTGCTTCATTGTATATTTTCTTTTTTTCCAATTGTTCTTTATTTTTTTTTAATTTATTTTCAATAAATAGCTTTTGTACTTTTCATCATCAATAAATGATACCCAGTCATCATATATTTTTTTATTTTTCATAATACCACATTTATTTCTATAGTCAGCATTTACACCATATAACCAATTTGCAGATGATTTCTCAGCTAAATTTTTATTTTTTTTATACCCTGAGGGTAATTTTGAATTTATATTCATAAATTCTATAATTTCTTTTTTTCTTAAAATATAATTATTATATTGTTTTTCTTCATTTTCTAAAACTGGAATAATAGATGTTTCATCTTTTTTAAATTTAAAAACAAATCCTCCGGTACTTTTTCGATTTTTATTACAACATGCAGATATAGAACTACTATTAATATTTAAACTTTTGCTTGCATTTTCGATCGATTCATATGTATTTACAAGTTTTTTACAATCTAAACTCCATTGTTCTATTAAATTCACACATATTCTATTTGTAGCTTGTTCTATTTTATTGCTCCATCTTAAATTATCGACATTATTATTAGTTGTCTGTGTAGATATAATATGATCGACTGTTACAGAATATGGTTTATTGTGTGTAAAAATTATATCTTCTAAACTCATATCTTTACATTCTTCAAAATTATCTTTTGATTGTTGCGCTTTTAATACTAATTCATCATACTTAAATACAAATGCAACTATGAAATGAACACCTGTATTTATATTATTAAGTTTAATTTTATAATAACCATTTCTTAAGTTTCCATCTGTAATTATACCTTTACCATTTTTAATTCGTCCTTTGTTTGATGCAAAACAAATATTATCACCTGATATTTTATTTGGTATTTGTTTCCAAATTTCTCCTTCAATTAAATCAATTGCTTCTTTAAAAACATATTTTTTACCATATTTTCTTGATAATTTTGGTTTATTATCATTAAAACTCTTGTTAATTGTTTTAATTGCAATTCCAAAATATGTTGCACATTCTGTAAGACTATCAAATGATTTATATACATTACCATCTTCATCATATGAAATTACTTTTCTTCTCTTTTTAAAACCAGATGATTTACGAGTAAATTTAGTTTGTTTATGTGTTTCTTTACTATGACATGATTTACATATTCTTTGTAAATTTTTAGGGTCATTATTTGAATGACAACCGTCATTGTGATGTATATCATGTTTTGTATCAAAAACACAAAATAGACTAGGATCTTTTCCACACTCTATACATCCAGATATTTTTCCTTCGTTGTAAATTTGATATATGAAACGATGTAATCGAACCATTTTTCTTTTATTATTTCTGTTATTTATTAGATTAATATATTTTTCTCCATTTCTTTCATAAAAATTGACAATATTTTTATTTAATTCATTTTCTATTTCTTCGGTCGTTTTTGAAATTGGAACTTGATTTTCAAGTTTCTTCCATATAAATCCATTACAAGTTTTATATTTTCCTCTAACACACATTGATATGTTTACTAAATTAAAACCTGTTTTTTTTTCTGCTTCAGATATAGTTCTAAACTTATTAATTAATTTTCCATCAGTTGAATATTGACCTATTAAATCTACTAATTCATTAGATTCTTTGTCTGTTTTTGAAAATGTTTCAAAATCTTTGTAGTACAATTGATGTTTAATATTATCACTATTTATTTTAGTCCAGTTATTAATACTCATTTTACGATTTTGAAAATCAAACTTGAAAATAAATCAATTTTTTATCTTCTTTTAATATTTTCTCAAGTCATCTTGAAACCTATCAATCCACCTTTTCAAACTTCTTTCAGAACAATTAAAAATTCTACAGGTTTCAGCATAGGTAGTATCATTATCTAAATAATATCTAACAGCAGTTAATTTTAAATCTTCGTGTTTATGAGTCATTTATTATATAGTAGATTTAAAAACCGGCGTTTTAAATCTTCAAGGGTGTAAATTAACAGAATTATCAAAATTTCGTGGTATTTTTACACTATCTGTATGTGTAGTAATACCATCTTCTGTAAATTCTAATAAAAAATATATATCATTTTCTGTAATTTGCTCTATTGGTTTTTGATATCTATAATTAACATTACTCATTTATATAAAGAAATATAAAATTTTTCAAGTAAAAATTAATATAAGATATTATATAAAAGAAAATAATAATATATAATATAAATAAATGGATCCCGTAAATATTATATTTTTTCTTTTATTAATTATTCTAATCATATTTTATTTGTACGATATGTTTAGATATATTAAAATTCATTTCGATTCCGATTCTGAATATATTAAAAATTATAAAAACTTAAAAAAATTTAATAATATAGATAGAATTGTAATATCTTTAACTACAACTCCAGATAGAATTCAATTTATAAAACCAGTTATAAAGTCTTTACTCGATCAAACTGTTAAAGTCGATCAAATTACATTGAATATTCCTAAATTATGCAAAAACAAAGAATATGACATACCAAAAGAATTAAATAGTATGTGCAATATCTTTACATGTGGCAAAGATTATGGTCAAGGTACGAAATTTATTCCTACTATTTTAAGAGAAACAAGTTTAAATACTATTATTATCATGGTTGATGACGACTATATCTATGGTAGAAATTTTATAAAATCGATATTATCTCAATACAGCAAAAGAAATTGTGCAATATGTATGAACGAAGCGATTTTAATAAAACCTGAATTTATTGATACTGATGTTATATATGCAAACAAGAAAAATGTTAATAACGATTGGATTAAAAAATATATCAAATCTGAAAAATATGATTTTGAATACAATAAAAATTTACGTTCTTTTAATGTATAGTAAAAAAATTATTATATACAATGTATATAATAATATAACAATAAATCAATTTATTTTGGATAATTTAACATACTATTTAATAAACATATCTTTTTAGCTGCTCTATCATCACTTGATAGTACAATTTTTATTCTTTCTAATTCATCATACACTGGATTTGATGGAATATTTTTAATTTGTTTTTGTTTCTTCTTATCTTGAATATATTTTTCATTCTCATTTTTAAGAATATCATTTTCTTCTTTTAATAAAGAGATTTCTTCTTTTAATCTTCCTATTATTTTATAAACATGTTTTTTGTTTACTATCACAACCTCATTATTATTAAACTTTGTCAATGTACTATTAAATTTTGATAATTTATAAAATAAATACACTAAAACTATTGCTAAAAATATATTGTATAAATATAAATACAAGTATTCATTTTTAAACGCGTCCATATCAATTAGAAATAATTCGTTATTCATCTCCATCAATTTCTTAGTAAGAATATTATTAGCATTTTTAATTCTTTCTGTTGATTTTTTCAAATTATCAATAATTATTTTACTAAAATAGCATAAATTACTATTATTTTCCCCGTTCGCACAATAAATAATCTCTTGGTATAAATTATTCATAATAATATATTAATTTCATAACAACTAAAAAAAATAATTCAATTTTTTTTAAATATCAATTATTTTAAATTCAACAGCGCAATCAGGTATATTACCATAATATGAATAAAATAAGCGCGTCATCGCAGGATTATATGAATATACAACTGTTTTACCGATTATATTTCTTTTTAATTCATTTTTATCAAGTTTATCAACATACTCTTCATATACTTTCTGAATTACCTTATACTCTGTAAACGGCAATAAAACAATACCCTGATATTCTTGTTTTTTTCCGGATAAATCAACTTCTATTTTGTCCGGACAAAATTTCTTTAAGTTAGTTTTTAATACATTATGCATCGATTTTGGTAATAAATCAGAACTCTGTGGAGGTAGTATAGATATTAATTGCATTATCGGAGGAGATGGTAAACCTTTATGATATCTTGGTTTTGAATACGTTGACATATAATTTATTATTGTACTTGAAGAAGGAGCGTAATGATATGGATAATACCACTTCCAACTTGGAACTTCTTTTGTATAGTATGTTAAAATCCATTGAAGTCCTACAAGATATGAATGACATACTTTTTCTATATCTTCGTCTCCAAAATGTTTAATATTATAATCTTCAATATAATTATCTCGATCTATTATATATCTCTCACCATCAAAAGTTGCGTGTTTTGTTAATAAATCATCCGGAAAATATCTACATCTATGTTTGTATTTCTGTTCAAACAATTGTTTTTCACTATCGCTTATTATTTCAAAAAATTTCTGCAATGCTACAACACAAAATACTATATTTCCTTTTGTGTTTCTTGTCATATGTCCATGTTTTCTTCCAACTGTTTTACAGACATTTAAAATTACTTCTATTCCACCTTCGACTATTTCTAAAGATGGAATATGTGGTAAAAAATCATTTCCCAAAATGAAACATAAGAACACAAAATCATTTATAATCCATTCATCAATAAATTTATAATCTTCTGTTTCTGGTTCCCATCTCATCATTTCTATTAATTGTTTTCTTACAGAACCAATATCTATCAATAAAAAATTATTATGTCTATCATATGTATCATCTCTTAAAACATAAAATTTAGGAAAATGTGATAATAATGATAACATTATTAAATCAGCGTCTAATCCATGTATTAGATAACTTTCATTTTTCTTACCATACTTTCTCAAATAGTTCATTAATTTTTGTTCTCCTTCGCTTGGAACATTACATGGTGAATATACGACTTCTATATTTTGCCATATAGGATTTTCAGTTAATCTTTTTCTAATAAACCATTCTATGTATTTGCATAAATGATCCATAAATTCTGTTCCTGGACTTAATTTATTACTGTCAAAACTTTTATCTCCTTCTTCTCTATCTACTGCTGCCTTAAAACGCCTTTTTCTTTGTTGTGCCTGTTTTGATACCGGAGCGGGTCCATCTACACATAAAATTATTCTTTTTATCGGATTAACAGTTAATAATATATTTTCTATACTATAACATACATCTTCATAAACTTGTTGTTGTGTCAATCTATTTTCTTTAATTTCAACTTTATATGTAGGTTTAAAATTACCATATTTGAATACTTTTTGCGCGCTCATATGGAATAAACCATTACAATCAATCATTAGATTGTCGATCTTAAAATTATCATCATTTATTTCACTTATACTTTTGTGAACTTTATAAATGTCTTTAGAAAAATTATTTCTAAACCAAGTGTAAAAGTTGTAAATCCCCATTATATCTAAATATATATTATTTTGTATTTAGATATATTTATTATTCATTTTTTTTATTAAACATAAAAATTTTTAAACTGTATTTCATTCTCTTTGGTATGAAGACAGATTCATAAATCTATTTTCAATGAAAAATAATCACAAAAAGCACCATCTTCATATTTTATCTTTTACTTGATTTCAATCTTCTTTTATTTTTTTTATTTTTTTTTGATGTTCGTCGTTTATAAAATTTTAAATTTTTAATATCAATGTCTATTTTACTAGACCATTTTTTTGTGAAACGATCATACTTTACGATAGAATTCGTTTTTGTATTATAATAATAATAACATGCATCTAAATACGGAGACTCTAATTTAATTAAATGTTTCATTTTATATAATAAAATATTTTAAAAATATTTTTTTCAAAAATATTTAGAAATAATATCATATCCATATTTGTACGCAATATTAACTGTATCTTCATCATACGGACAATCATGTTTTAATAACCATTCTATTATCCTATCATTCTTATTTTTTAATGCGTATATCAAAGCATATGATTCTATTCCACAATTATGTTCATATGCCCATTCCATCACATCATAATTATTATGGATTACTGATTCTGTTAAAACCCATTCATTCATCGGACATTTATTTTTATACAAGAAGTTTAATAATTGCAAATCACCTATAACTGATGCACATGTAGATACATTATATGATAGTTTAAACTTATTATTTATACTCCATTCTAATAGATCTCTGTTTCTTAATTGAACTGCAAATTCACACACATATTTCTTTAAATCTGGAACACTACTTGTTACCCATTTAATACTTTCTTTATCTTGATTATCTTTCATAAAATTAAAGAAATCAACTTCTTCCCATATCAATTCTTTCATAAACCAATTTATCAATTTATTACTACTATATTCTTGAAACGCATTATATCTATTTTCTTCATTATATATACATTTATTCATTTTTAACCAATTTAGTTTGTCATAGTCTTCTAGTTTTAAAGCATACGTATATAAATTACTTGTTAAATATTTTTTACCTATAATAGACAATATCTTATTAAGAATACATATATTACCGTATTTAATCCCTAATTTTAACATATGTTTCTTTTTTATTTTAGCGCGTTTCAAATCATCTCCATATACACAATCAATATATTTTATATCTGAAAAAATATATTTGATAGAAGGTAAATTTATATCTATTTTATTTAAACTTATTGTAAAATCTTTACACACTATATTGACAAAAAATAAATTATCAATATCCAGATATGTAAATATCTTTCGTAATAAATGATGATCAAATATCATACTCATATATTTTTTTTATTAAAAGTAAAAGAAAAAAATCAATTTTATCTTATATTAAATAAAGAATGAAAAAGTCTCCTAAAAAATCTATATATACACATGAAGATTATAATAGTAATGATGGTATGTTAACATCTGTTTGGGGTCCTATATTTTGGTTTTTTCTTCATACCATGAGTTTTAATTATCCTGTTAATCCTACATTAGAAAATAAAAAACATTATATGGACTTTATAATAAGTTTACAATATATTTTACCTTGTAAATACTGTAGAGATAATTTAGTTGTTAATTTTAAGAAATTACCAATTACTATGGATAGAATGAAAAATCGTGAAACATTTTCACTATATATTTACGAATTACATGAAGTTATTAATAAGATGTTGAAAAAGAAATCAAATTTGTCTTATGAAGATGTAAGAGATAGATTTGAAACATTTAGATCTAAATGCATAGTTAATAATAAACCTAAAAAATCATGTAAAAAATCAAAGAAAAAACATTCAGGTTGCGTTGAACCTTTTTATGGAAAAAAATCTAAATGCGTAATGAAAATAGTTCCTTTCGATAAAAAAGAAGACACATTACAAATTCATAGAAATTGTAAATTAAAAAAAATCGAGTATTAAAAAAGTTAAATTTTTTTAGCTATAACTAAAAAAATTAAAATTAATTATATTTGTTATTTTTTTAACAGACAAAGGGAGGGTACTCATCCTTCCATTTATCTGTAAGGATGGATACGTAACACATTTTTATTATCTTTAATAAAATTTGACATTAACCTAATTTTTTAATTAATATTTACTTGAAATTATTATAACTTTTGAACTTTGCATTACCTCCTTTTTCCTGTATAACACGACCATCTTCTTCTCTAAATATTGGTCTAGCATTTTTTAATTTGTTCATATCCATTTTCAAGTCCATAAACCCGCTTCCTATATTACCTCTTTTTCCACACACAATACTGGCTGAAATCCCATTAACCTTTTCTACATCTCCAGAGAATCCTGCTTTTACCATAATATCTACACTCTCTTCAAAGGTCATTTTTGAAATTACACCCGACTCGTCTTTTCGTAAAGTGTATCGCGATATAGAATTTATGGTTCCTGTAAAAGTCATTTTTTCAACCAGTAATTTCGTATGACAAGAATTTATACCTTCCATGATAGATTCAAATTCAGATACTAAAAATTCTCGCGCAGCCTCTATTCCTAAACTTTCATATATATCCCATACATTGTTAGAATGTAATCGTGTCATATCTACTATAGGGTGCCCCAATAATTTTCTAAAATTTGAACCATCTGTTTCTACATACCATTCTTCTGTAGTATCATCTTTCATATAATATATACTTTCTATTCCTTCTATTCCAAAAATAATCATTTTCTCTAATATCGGTTGTACACATTCTTCTATATATATTTCATTCGCATTTTCATCTGTTATGAATAATAATTGTTTGTCATTAAATTTTATTTTAGATACATCAATAAAAATATCTATTTGGGCATTATCTTGATCAGAAAAAACACAATATAAGTCGTCATATGTTGATTCTATGTATTCAGTAATATCTTGTAATTCAATTCTATATTTGAATAATAATTTCTTATTTAATTTTATTGATAAACAATTTTCATGTTCTTCAAAATTATTATTATATAAAATTTTAAAAGATTCATACCATTTTTCTTTTTCTTTTTTCATTTTTATTTCTATATTTGATGATATATCTTTCAATGATAACGCAACCAAATTATGGTTTATTGTTTCTCTTAATTCTTTTAAACTTGAATTTCCTTTATTAAAATAGATTTTACAGTTTACTATTTTTGGACTTTTTGTTGCATTTAAAAGTTCTTGAAATCTAGGGACCCCGGCGGTAACTGATTTTTCATTTTGACCTGCGCGATGAAATGTATCCCTTACATTTAATCCGTTAAATAACTGGAAATTTTTAGTATCTTTAACTGTTAAATCATATACATATTCAGTACTACCATTAACATATTCGATTGATACAACTTCATCAAAATATACATCTCTATTTGGAAAAAATTCCTGTGATTTATCGAAAGAATATCTATATTTTTTTCTAAGTGTAATATTGTTTAATTTATATTGTTTATTATTTTCAGTTAAAGTAAATTCTTTTGCAAATATTTTTGCGTTATTATTTCTAATAGTTATGTAATTACTTAATTTTAAATTTTTACTTCCAACATTATTTTTTTTAGGTTGTATACTTGAACTTATACAAAAAATATTAAAGTATGTTAATAAGAAAGATATCCCATCTATTAATGGTTTAGATGCACTTGATACTTTGATACTTCCATCTTTTTTATCTATCGTACCATCTCCTGAAAAATAGCCATCTATTAATCCTTTAATAAATTCTTTTGGAGCAGTATATGCAAAATTAGGTACATATTTATTGGTTGAACCTGTATCACATATTATTTTAAACATACGAGCAATTAGAGTAGAATGTATTTTTAAATCATTAGATTTTCCATTTTTACAATTTTTACTATTACTCGTAACTAAATGATATTTTATTGAATATATATCACACCAATCTGTTATTCTTTTTCTTATTTTATCATCGTTATTGCTTATTCCTAAGAATGTTTTAGTTACCCATCCTTCAGCTAAATAAAGACCAACAAAAAAACCAAAATTATTATCTAAAATTATTTTATCTGTTATATGAGATACAAACCTATTTGAGGTATGTATATATATTAAACCAGGTTTACAAGATAGAAAATATTCTTTTCTTTTACCAAAACAAGTATCTGGTCTATTATAAGGAACAATAAAATCTTTCCCATTATGTTCTAACCATCCTTTTTTACCACTGAATCTAAATTTTCGTGCTTTTATAATTTCATTTGTATATAAATATTTATCTTTAGGAAAAATGGTTTCTAAATCAAATACATTTTTTTCATAAAATTTTTTTATTTTTCTTGTAGTTGGTAGTATATCTCCTAACCTAATATTACAACCTTCTGTTGCTATAAATTTTCCATTATTCCAAACTAAAAATGATTTTGATTGTGTAGCAGTCACAGTTCTACCACTTTTTGTTTTCACTTTAACTAATTTTCCAACTGGAAGATGTTTTGTTATTGCTTCAATTTGATAGAAATTAGTATTACCATTTTCATCACATGAAGGAATATAATATCCATTTTCTAATGATAAATATTCAGTTCTATTTTCTTCTATATGTTCAATATTTTTAGGAAATTTTAACAATAAATTATCAACCATATTTCCAATTGGTTCAATAAATAATTCATCATTTTTAAAATACAAAATTTTTTCTTCCCAATCAACAGAATTCAAAGTATTATGAACTACTATTCCATTTAGTAATCCAAATGTTTCATTATCATTTACTGAAAAATCATATACATAATTATGTTTATATTCTTCTTCTTTTATTATTTTTAATTCTACTATCTTTTCCCATATTACATTACTTTCATAATTTTCTTTATCTACAACATCAGGATGTATCGTTTCATAATCTTCTTCAAATATTGATTCATCAAGTTTAATTGTTCGTAATATTTCGTAAAATTTATGTTTATATTTATTTTGTATTAGTAATTTATAATAAAAACATTCATCTGTTATCTCTGTGTATTTTATTCTACTATAAATACCAAAATTACATAAAATCATTTGAACACATAACAAATGTTTCTCACTTTTTGATATAGTTGTACTTTCTTCAAAAAAACCTCTTAAAAATGCTCTCATCTCATTTTTGCTCATGTTATAAATAAAATCTGGTACTTTTTTACAATAACCATCTATTCCAAACATTTCTTTTACAACTTCAACCAATTTTTCAGAATAAATAAAATAAAAAACTTCTTGTTCTAATTTTACCATATCATTCACTTCTTCATTTTTATGATAATTCGACAGTATTAACATAATATTTAATCGAAACAAATCATCTGTATCTTTATTCGTATTCTTTATAACCACGTGATTATGAAATACTGAACCAAATGATAAATATGTTCCTAAAAACCATGAAAATATTATACTATCTGGATTATTATTGGATTCTATATATGATATATCGGCTTTTTTTATAACTGGGATTCTATCTCCAATTTGTAATTCAGAACCTAAAATTGGTAATATTTTATTATTTTCTCTTTTCAAATGAGAGTGTGCTAATGTCGTTGTTACGTCTCTTCCACTTTCGGTTGTTAGTTTTATTAAGTCTCCGTTTGTTGGATGTTTACTTATTTCATTTATCTGTTTCCATTCTATCTTTTCATCTTGAGATATCGTTAATATTTCGTATTCTTCCAATGATTTAATATAATTACCATCAATATTATTTTCTTCATCTATTAAAGAATCGATAAATTCTCCTATACACGTTTTAAATATCTTACCTTGATATTTTAAAATTAATTCTTCTTCATATATAACTGAATTTTGTGTATTTTTCTCACCAATAGATTGAGCACATAAAATACCAACTGACTCACCTGGACTTATTTGACAATCATAATAGTTTTTTATCAATTCTTTTTTTAATTCTGGTATTATATCAGGATATAGTTCTTGATTTTTTAATTGATTTCGCAGTTTATTCTTAGTCAAATTAACTATTGATATAGCAGTATCGGGTGGAATATTAGGCTGTGGTTTAATAAAATCGAGAATATCTACAATTTCAAATTCAGTAAGTTTACGTTTCAACATATCTGATTTTTTTTTTGAATCATAAAAAAAAAATCAATTTTATATTTTCTTAAATATCAATCAACTTCTTTCAAAACAATTGAAAATTCTACAGGTTTCAGCATAGTTAGTATAATTATCTAAATAATATCTAACAGCAGTTAATTTTAAATGTTCGTGTTTTTGAGTCATTTATTATATTGTAGATTTAAAAACCGGTGTTTTAAATCTTCAAGACTGTAAAATAAACTGTAAAATCTTTTATTGATTTGATGATTTTCTTTTTGATGATTTTCTTTTTGATGATTTTCTTTTTGGTTTTCTTTTTGATCTTCTTTTTGATGATTTTCTTTTTCCGTCATGCAATAATCCTCTTGCTACATCATTATATCTTATACCATTATTATATCTATCATCAACATTGTATCTATTGTTTCCTTGAATAGTATTATGTCTATAATTTCCATTGTATCCTGGATTATTTCTTCTAAGTCGTTGTCTTTCTTTATTCGATTGATATACTGCACCTAATGCATCTGCATAATCCTTGACATTACTATAATTCCTATCACAAAATCCTTTTTCATAATTATTACTGCAATCCTCCAAAATAAGTTGATTAGCCATTTCTATAAATTCATCATCGTTCCAATCATCCTTCATACGATAACCACTCGCTACTATTCCGGTATAATATACATTACCGTCTTTTTTCATTTTTATTATACAATTTATTTTTTTTATTTTTTTTAAAAATTCAGAAAAAATCAATTTTTTATTCTACATCTGACGCATATCCAATAGGACTAATTGTACCACTTGCAGTAGTATTGTTAAAACTATCATCAATGACATTATCGTTATCATCAATGACATTATCGTTATCATTATCAATAGCATTAATATAAAAGCTACTAGCAGTATTATCAAAACTATTATTTAAATTATAATTAAAACTATCGTTTAAATTGAAAATATTACCATATCCTCCTATAGGTTTATACACTGGTTTCTTTAATTTTATTATTTCTTTCCTTTCTATCTTATTTTCTTTATTTTCTTTATTTTCTTTATTTTCTTTATTTTCTTCATTAATTAAATTTTGTATTTCATTATCAAAATATAATATACTTTGTTCAATATCTTCTAAACTCATATTTTTAACTTTTTCAATAATTTCGACGATATCTTCATTAGATAACTCACCAAATATATTTATTAATTCTATTAAATATTCCTTAGACATTTCTTTATCTTTTGATTGTTGAATAAGAGAATCAATAGAACTAAGTCCATCAATTCTTTTATTCGATTTCTTTCTTTTATTCGATTTCTTTCTTTTATTCGATTTATTTCTTTTATTCGATTTATTTATTCTTTTAATCGATTTCTTATTATTCGATTTATTTATTCTTTTAATCGATTTCTTATTCATTTTTTATTTTATAAAACAAAATAAAAAATTATTTTACTAACAACGAACACATTTCTTTTGCCATTTTTCCGGAACATTAATACCATATTCTTTCATTTTAATATATGTATTTTCAGATGGAATCGCTGATTTACAAACATAACACGGATACAGTTCATATTGTGTTCTTACAACGAAACCCATACTTGATAGTAATTCAGCATAAGTATGTTGTTCATCATTTTCAAAGTTTTTAACGATTATAATTTTTTGCATCCGGTTTTTAGATAAATCTGCTATTATTTTCCAATTCTTTTGTAATTGCGGGTAATCTGACGAATAACTATCAAGTGCATCAATTATCCATCCAGGATATTTTCCTTCTATTAATTCATAAATTTCTCCAAGTGTTTTCAAATTTCTTATTTCTTCGAATGTAGAATCTGACATTTATTTTAAAAACAACATTACTTTATATTACATTCGAATTTTCAAGAATGGGACACCTGTAGTCCGATAAACGGCTGTAATTTTTAATAACTATATATATAAAAATATTAGAAAAAAAAAATAAAAAAATAAAACTTTTTTTTCTCTTGTATTAATAAATAAAATGTCAGGAATAGTAAATTTAGAAAGTGCAATTAGAACTTGCAAAGTTGATACTGGATATTCTTCAAGAGTACAATCTGATAGATTTCTTAACCCATCTAACCTTGTTTGTCCAGTGTGGAATGGTTTAGATACTGCCGGGCGCCTTGTTTGTGCCAATTCATTTAAAACAAAAAGAGAAGGTTGCAATAGCGCAGAAGACAGAGTGGGAATAGAAAATATTCAACGCCCTCAGTATATGCAGTACATCTCAATGCAAACTTCAGCAAATAGTTACAATAATAATTATCAAGTACCAGAAGGTGTCAAAGAAAATTTTGAAAATATGGATTTTTCAGGAGATAGTAAAATATACCTTGCTGGATTTGGACAAAACTTAGCTGGTCAAGTATATCCTAGAACTTGTGGATACAACAGATACGATGATTACAGTAGAACTGTCGGCTTGTAAATGAATTCATTTATTTTTTAATTTTTTAAAAATTAAAAAATTTATTAAGATAAAAATGCCTAAGCGTAAATCTAAAATTTCAAAAGAAAGATCTTTGCTCAAAAATTTGACTAAAGTTCTTTATAATTTAACCGAAATTCAATTAAAAAATAAACATTCACCTGCAAAAACATCACGTTCACATAAAAGAACATCATCGCAACAACGTTCACCTGTAAGAACATTACAACGACACTCACAACGTCATTTATCTCCAAGAATATCAGAACGACATTTACATGAAAGAAAATCACAACGTCATTTATCTCCAAGAAAATCACACCGTCATTTACTATCACAACGTCATTTACATGAAAGAAAATCACAACGATATTTACCTACAAGAACATCGCAACGTCATTTACATGAAAGAAAATCACAACGACATTTACATACAAGAACATCACAGCGTCATTTACATGAAAGAAAATCACAAAAACATTTACATGCAACATTACCAACACAAAAAATTAAACAAGCACCACACACATTTTCTAAAAAACAATCACAATTAATAAAAATGAAAAAAGGAAAAAAGAAAAAGAGATTCGGTTTAAAAACAAAATTCAATATCATAAATAATAAACCTTTTATTGATATTAATGCATTAGAAAAAAATAAAGATAAAAATAAAGATAAAGATAATAAAAATACGCAAAATTTACAAAATTATGTAAAATATTATAATAAAATTATAGAAGAAAAAAATAAATATAAAAAAAAATTAGACAAATTAGAATTAGAAAAAGATAAAATTAAAACAGAAAAAGATAAGGTTAAATCAGAAAAAGCTAAAATTGAATCAGAAAAAGATAAGGTTAAAACAGAAAAAGCTAAAATTGAATCAGAAAAAGATAAGGTTAAATCAGAAAAAGCTAAAATTGAATCAGAAAAAGATAAGGTTAAGGTTAAATCAGAAAAAGCTGAATCATAAATAAAATCTATAAGCAATGTATTGAAGAAATCATTCAAACTTACATAAATTTTATCTTCCATTCATTTTCACATATTCTTACTGGGTGTTTATCTAAATTACCTATATTATAATAATTCATCATTTCATCGTAAAATTTTTTAATTCGTGGAATTGATTTCCGCCACCATAGTTTATCTCTTTTAATTTTTACATAATATAATTTACTATTACGTTTATCATCATCTGGTTTTATATAATATTCAACATAATATGCATAATCGCAATCTATTAAATTCATATATACTTGACATTGACACCAATATTGTTTTGGTATTTCATCCTCAGTTAATTTAGAATCTCTGTCATTTTTTAAAGGACATTTAATTTCTAATACACACATTTCTGAATCACGCTTTCTTTTCTTTGACGAAGAATCAATAAATGTTCCATCTAAACGTCCTGTTATCCAAGAGTATTCATTATGATTTATGTTAAATTGATTTTTATCAACTGATATTCCTGATACTTCTTCAAATTTTTCAATTGCTTGATTTTCATATCTGATGCCATGATCTGTAAATTTATTACCAAAGAATGGATGTTTGTTTTCTATCTTTTCTTCTAATAATTCATAAGCAGTCTGATAAGGATTTAAATCTAAAATGGTCGCAAAATCACGTGCAGTTACATTTGGTTTTTTTTTTACATTCATAAATATTTTATATATGCTTTTAAATTTTTAAATAGAATTAAATTCGACTGTAAGAAATACAAATATGATGGTAAAAAATGAATTTTAAACTTATTCAGTTTAAAATTTAAAGAATAATTATATCAGTTTACTTTCTATTATATTTTTAATTTGTTCAGATGTAAGATTTGTATTCAATTTATAAATAGCATTTTTATTAACTACTTCAGGTATTGTTATTTCAATAATAGGGTCAAGAACGATAGAATCATCACGAACTACATTATTTGTTAATAGTTTTGATTTTAATTTTTCATAAAATTCTTGAATTTCAATATTTAAATCTAATGTTTCAGGTTCTACATTCCATTGTGTACCATATTTTTCTGTAACTCCATATTTATTTTCATCAATTGATGATAAATTAAAATTAGATGGAGATTCTATAGAACCAAAATTTTCTGGACTTTCACCAATATTTGAAACATAATACTTGTTATCTCTAAAAACTAAATTTTTACATTCCGCGCCTTTTTTACTAAATACTGCATTTTTAGAAGTTTTATAAACAATGTTATCGTTAAAATAAATATCTGTAGGAGTTACTTTTCCTCCACCAGAACCTAATGCTATATCGTAATCATTATTTATAAATATATTATTTGACACTTCTAAATTTTTAACTTGTTGATATGATTCTTTATTAATAATACAAATTGCACAATTACTTGAATCTCCTCCATTTATTTCCTTGAATAAATTAGATTTGATTGTATGATTTTCCCCAGTTATACGCAAACCACCTGATCCATCTGTATTATTTTGAAGAAACTTATTATTTACAATATAGTTATTAGATCCAGCCCTCAAAGTAATTGTAGCTTTAGATGAGATAGTAGTATTATTTGCAATTATATTATCACTAGATTTAACACTTATCATTTCTATTTCCCCGTCACATTTTTCAAACATATTTTGGTATATTATAGATTTTGATTTAATAGAATTATCGTCATTTCGTAGTTGAATAGTTTCATATCCATTACCTTTTGAACCTTTCTTTCTATTTTTTATAATATTATGATCAATTAAAATATAATCTTCAGGTTTTGATCCAGAATCTTTTTGAATCCATCTACTTTCTTTTGTAAAATCATGTATATAACAATGATCAATTCTATTATTTTTTGGACAAAGCATTATTATAGGTCCATCAGTATTATCTAATGATATATCGCAACCAGTTAAACGATTACCATTTCCTTTAATTGTAATTGCATTTTTATTTCCTCCGTCTTTTAATACTATATTCGCTAAAGTAGTATAAGAACCTGATATGGTGATTGATATTTTTCCTGTTAATATTAGTTTGCCTGGATTTTTAGGTTTGATGGTAATTCTATTTAAAAGCTCACCTTTAGTGGTTATATTAATAGATAAATTATTTATCGTGCCATCTTCAAGTATTATCTTATCACCAGGTTTTACTTTTGAAAGCACAGAATTAATTTTATCAAATGATGTATTGTATTCCATTTATTATTAAAATATATTTTTTTTAAATATTTTTTTTTAATAATATAAAAAAGATATGACGACTGATATTTTAGATTATAAATACAAAGAAATAAATAATATGATGTTAATAATGATGATAATAATATCTATTTATACTATTTAAATTGTGTTGAATTTCCCTTTATCGTTGATACAATAAATTAAATCACTTAAATTAGGATCAATTGCAACTATATTTTGATTTTTTAATATACTATATTCTTTATCTTCTAATTCATCTATATATTTTTCAGTTCTTTATTTTCTTACCAACTAAATCTTTTCTCAATAGTAACCAATACCATCTGTTTCTATCATATGATGAAATTTATAATTGTAGTTATCCTCAAATTTAATAAAAGATAATAAAGATAATTATTCTATTTTAAGAAATAATATAAATGATGGTAAAAAATGTTCAAATAAAAGATCAAAAAATAAAAGAGAAATGTAAAAGGTTTAATTATAATATAAATAAAATATATTATAATAAAAATGGATTCATATATCATTTCATTAAATAATCCAATAAATTTAATAAACAAGGTTAAAGAATTTAATATTAATCCTATTCTTGTTAAGGGTATTAAAGGTTCCGACTTATCAAATGAAGAAATCAAATACAATGTAAACGATGATTTATTTTCTTTAATAAATCCTAAAAGTTCATTAGGTTGTGCTATGTCTCATCTAAAATCTTGGAAACAATTTCTTTCTTCTAATAAAAACTCTGCTTTATTTTTAGAAGATGATGCTATATTTGAAAATAATTTTAAAGTTAATTTAACTAATGTTTTAAAAAATACTCCTGATGATTTTGATATATTATATTTAGGTTGTTTCTTTTGTGATAAACAATACAATACAATATCTACAAAAATAAATGATTATTTCGGAAAATATAAAGATGAAATAATTATTAATGATTATGTTAAGATACCTCAAATATTTTTTGCAGCACATTCATATATCTTATCAAAAAAAGGAGCAGATAAATTAGTTAAATTATTTGAACAAAATCTTTATTATCATGTTGATTTTATGATTTTACAAGAATTTTATAATGATAATTTAATTGTTTATTGTTCAAGAAATCGTTTGGTTTATCAAACTTCTTCATCTAATATTACATCAAGTGAAAACGTTTCATCTAAACATCCTGTATTAGTAGAATATATATTAAAACCATATGAAGTTGATAAACACGCATCTTTAAATTATTTTAAAAATTTATCTATGTTTAGAATTGGTGATAATATAAATTGTAATTTTATGACTATATTATTCTTTATTATCGGAATTGTTTTATTATTCTTTAAAGTCGACGTAAAACTTTTAACTTTAATATATTTATCTTTATCTGCATATGATATATATTTATTTAACGATATTAATATGATTATCTTACATGGTGTTTTATTGATTTTACCTTCTGTAATAAAAGAAGCAAATAATATTTAGTCTACATTTTAATGGTTCAATAGAAAATATATTTGGATTAAAAATTAATTTTAATAATATTAAATCTTTACATATAAATAAAATGGTAAGATATAATGATGAAACTTTCGAAATTTTAGAAGAGGATGATGAATGGTTTAAATTGATTAAAGTAAAAAATAAAAATGCAACTTGGTATAATATACCAGAATATATTAATTTTATTGAATCTCAAGCTTTTCGTGAATGTATTAATTTAGAAACAATAACTATACCTGAAAATGTTCAAGTTATTGGAGAAGGTGCTTTTTATGATTGTCTTAGATTAAATTCTGTAAGTTTCGAAGGAAATAAAATTGAAACTTTTGATAATTATACTTTTGCCGGCTGTAATTTATTAGAAACAATAAATATACCAGAAAATCTTCAATATATTGATGATTACGTTTTTAAAGATTGTTTTTCTTTAACATCTGTAAAAATACCATATAATGTTTCATATCTTGGTTTTGGTGCTTTTATGGATTGTCGATACTTAATATCTATATATATATCGAGTAAAACAGATATCATAGGAAATGAAGATATTATAGACATGGATGAGCAAGTTGAATTACATGCTTCTTTTGAAAATTGTAGTTCATTAGAAATTGTACATTTAATGTTACCTACAAATAAAGAAATTCATTTCAAAAAAACAACTGAAATTGATAGCAATGGTAATGAGAAAATAATAATATTATATAGTCCTTATAAAATAAATAAAAAGATAGAAACTAATATAAGAAAAATTTTCGACGTAGAAAACGAAGGAGAATTTAGATATTACTCAAGAGAATCTACGACTCAATCTTTTTCATATACTTCCGTTTTACCAGAACATATCGTGGAAATTTCTAGATATGATGGATATAAGAAATCGAGAAAAAGAAAATCAAGAAAAAGAAAATCGACAAAAAATAGAAATACATAATATTTTCTTTACTATGACCTCCTCTATTTTCAGATTCCATTTTTTTAATACATATCATATGGTGTATTAAAAAATCAAACTTTATCCATAAAATAATTTATGAAATTCAGTAGTTGTTGTTTTTCTTCTTCATTTTCATTTTTCTTATATATCCAATCTACTATAACATTCGCTAATTTTGGATGACAATAGGTTACTTTCATTCCAAACTCATCTATAATTTCATTCCCATTTACATAATGTTCTTTTGGATTTTTCAAGAAATAGGCTTTTCTTTCCGAATTTTTATTAAAAGATCTTATATCACTGTTATTATTATTAAATAAATCGGTTACATTAATAAAATTGGTTTCTCGATTTGCACGAACTTTAAACGAACTATCTCCTCTTTTGATTTTAACAAAATGTTTATCTGTTGATAGATCATATTCATCTATCAATTTCGGTAGCTGAATTTCTAGAAATGTTCCAAAATTCAAATAACATGTATTATTATTTACTTTGTTGTAAATCGACCCATACCAATTGAAATAATTTTTACAAAAGAAGTCAAATATAATCCACGTTCCTTTATTCTTATGTGAATAAACCGATAACATTTTCTTATCTCGTAATTTAAAATTATATTCGAGAATTTTGTTTTTTATTTCAGCAGTTCGTTTCCATCTATCCATTGCGTAAGATTTTTCAGATATTGAATTAATATTTATATACAACACATCGTTTATTTTTGCCACATATAAGAAAGTGTTTCGTTCTTGATAGGCTACCTTAATTGGTTTGTATATATTTTCAAATATGTTTATGTCAATTAGATTAGGTGATATATTTTCATATCTTTCTTCAAATATTTTATTATTATTTACTTGAATTTGTTTAACAACTTCTGTTTGTGATTCTATCTTTGATATTAATTCTTCTTCCTTTCTTTTAATTTCAGTGCTCATATTTTCATCGTTTATTTCACGAACTGTTTTAGCATTCTTAATTTTCAATTGTAATATTTCAAGTTCAAGTTGTTTTTGTTTAGTTTGCTCTTCGAGTTCTTTTGTGATTCTTTTGGTTTTTTCTTCTTCTTGTTTTATCTGTAGTTCTAATTTCAAATGTTCTGTTTTTTCCAAATGTATTCTTAGTTCATCAACCATTTCGATATTATTTTTTAGTTTTATAACAAGTTTTTTGAAACTCTCTAAATTAAAGTTATCATCAAAATAAATAAGTTCAGATACATTGGTTATCTTGTCTGAACCCTCTACGTGAAATGGATGTGAAAATCTATACTTTTTTAGTTTTTCATCTGACTTTAAAGCATTTTCAAGTTTAATATGTTGTTCGCATTCTATACAATATACAAATTCAAATATTTCATAAGTTTTATTATGTTCTCTGTATATTCTTTTTAATATTCTACTACTACTTCCGAATTTAAATGCTTCTTTACCGTTTATTATACCGATAAAACCTAAATAAAGAACATTCTTGTTATCATAACTTTGTATTATAGTTTTGCACATTTTAAGGCGATTTTCCTCAGTATTTTCAATAAGTTTTGATTCAGTTTCTTCCTCGATTCGCAATATTTCTGCTTCTTTTTCTTGACTAATTTTTTTAATTTCCTCGTCTTTTTGTTCTAATTGAAGTTTTAATTCATCTGTTTGTTCTAACAGTGTTTCTTGTAGAATTTCTTCTAATTTTAGATAATAGTTATGAATTTCATCTGCTTTTTCAGTATTAGATTTTAAACAGTATTTTTTAAATGTTCTTATATTTAATGTTATTTTTTCTTTATTAAATCCTCCTTCATTTTTGCGCTCCCCCACCTGGGGGAGCGCAATTTTATAATCAACATCAATAATAAAATGTTTTTCTAGTATTCTTTTTGCGTGGTCTTTTCTTGAAAAGCCACACCATTTCCACACATCTTCAAAATCGATAACAAAATCTTTTATAGGATTAAAATTTAAGTAGCAATAAAAACTTGTAACAAATAATTTATGTTCTTCTTCATTAAATCCATTTTTTATTTTATTTATAAGAGCATTTTGATATTCAATATTCAACCGTGATAAAGGATTTTTTTCAATAAATCTAACTATATCGAATGTAGTATAGGCAACTTTTGTCATGTTTTTATTATATAATTCTTATCTTTAAACCAATTTCTAAAATTTACAAATTATTCTATTAATAGAATAATTAACAAAATTATACCATTTGTATATAAATTTACTGTCTTCAGAAATTATGAAGTCAGGTAGTAAAATATTTTTCAAAGCGTCTGTTATTTTCATTTATGTTTGTTCCCACCCATTTTGTAGATAAATGTTTAACTACCAATATTTATCTGTAATCATATATAGGTAATGTAAAATATTATAATTTATGATATTTATATATAAATATATCATAAATATTTTCTTTAAAACACTAATATATAAATTTATAAAAAAAAATATTTTCTTGTTTATTATAAAAAATGTCCGCATTAACTTCTTCAAATGTTACCTCTGGTTTTATTGATCTTGCTACTTTCGACGAAATCGAAAAGTATATGTATGGTGGTCCAGATGCAACTGCTTACTTCGTAAGGGAGACCCGTAAATCCACTTGGTTTACACAGGTACCCGTCGTTCTTACTAAGGCAAGTGGTACACCCGCTTTTAACCAAGACTGGGCTGTGTCAATTTCCCGTGCCGGTGATTATCTTCTTCAAAGTTGGCTAAGATTGACCACTCCTTCTGTTACCTTGACTTCTGCAGCTGGTGTAGGAGATAAGTCTATCAGATGGACTAGAAACTTTATGCACAGTATTATTAAGGAATGTAATGTAACCTTCAATGACTTGGTTGCTGCCAGATTTGATAACTACCATCTTGATTTTTGGGCTGCATTTACTGTACCCGCTTCCAAGAGAAATGGTTATGATAATATGGTAGGAAACGTTAGTGATTTGATTGACCCTACTCCTTCTGGAACTGCAATCCCTTCTTACACTCTCAATCTTCCTCTTCCATTCTTTTATGGACGTGATTCTGGTGTAGCTCTTCCTACTGCCGCTCTTCCTTACAATGAAATGAGAATTAACTTCAGTTTCCGTGATTGGACTGAACTTCTTATCCTTTCTACTGCTGATGAAGAGACTAATAACGTACAACTTAGCGCTGATGGTTCTCAACTTTCTGGTGGAGTTCCAGTTCTTGGAACTTGTCAAGTTTGGGCTAACTACGCTATTGTTTCTAATGATGAAAGAAAGAGAATGGCTTGTGCACCCCGCGATATTTTGGTCGAGCAGGTTCAAACAGCCCCAAGATCTACTTTTACACCCGCAACTAATGCAGCACAATCTTTTGACATTAGATTTTCACATGCCATCAAGGTTTTGTTCTTTGCTGTTAGAAATACAACCTGTAAGTCTGAATGGTCTAACTACGCCACTTCTTCCCCTACTGTTGTTAACTCTGCTGGAACTCCTGTTATCTCTTTCTATCCAAGTGCTTCTGCTGATCCAATTCTTCAAACTTCTCTTATCTATGAGAACACTAACAGATTGGCTCAAATGGGTTCTGACTACTTTTCTTTGGTCAATCCTTGGTACCATGCTCCTACTGTCCCTGACTTTATCGGATTCCACTCTTATTCCTATTCATTGGACTTTATGAGTTTGGATCCAATGGGAAGTACAAACTACGGAAAGTTGACAAATGTCAGCATTGTTCCTGAAGCCTCTACAACTGCAGTGGCTGCAGCAAGTAGTACTCAAGCTAATCCCGGACCCTCTGGTTCTGGATACTATCAAGCACAAACTTTTGAATTCGTTGTTACATGCATTAATAACAACATTATTCGAGTTTCCGGAGGTAAAGCCCCAAGCGTGCCTCAAACAGTCAGATGCCATAAAAGATGTGATAATTCTTTTATGGGAAAACATTGTAAATTATCACCACAAATATTGTGTATGTAACTGGCTAGTCTAAATATATTAGGCAAAACTATCAAATTGCGGGAAACCCCTTAAATTTTCAAGTACTACCATAAGATAGAAATATACTTATCGGAACTTCGCGTAATAGCGTTGGCATAGTAAAAATCTTGAAAAATTGGGCAATCTGCAGCCAAGTTCTAACCAAATAAAATTGGTAGAATGCAGTTCAACGACTAAATGGTAGTTGGGATATTAAATCCTTAAGATATAGTCTACTCCTTTATTAAAATAAAGGTATTAAAACAAAGGTATTATTTAGGTTGATTATTTTTTAATATAATCAACCTGAAATATGCTGGCGTTAACGGCGTTGGGATTTCCAGTTCTATAGATGTAAATTTATACAGAAAAATATTTATGTATACATGCAAAGAATTTTTTATACAATTTTTGTATAAAAAATAAAATTGATTTTTTAATTTTAGATTCTTAAATTTTATGTAGATAATGAAAAAAGGACGTATTTATAAAATAATTAATTCTAAAACAGACGATATTTATATCGGTTCAACTATTCAAACTCTTAAAAATAGATTTAAAGCGCATAAAAGTAATGCTAAATTAAATAAAACCGGTAAATTTTATGATTTTATGCGTGATAATGGTATTGAAAACTTTACTATTGAATTATTAGAGGAAATTGATACATATTCTAAAAAAGATATTAGTATAAAAGAAAAAGAATAATTATTTCATTACGGAATTTTTCCGTATTGGATTTTTGTGATAATTATTTCGAGGTGAGAATTTATCACCTCGTATTTTAAAATTGATTTTTTTAATTTTAATTTTACGTAGACAGGTATTACAACTTTCCGGAAAGGTATTAAAATAAAAAATATATTATATAATACCTATCTAAAGAAATAGAAACTATAATATAAAATGGAATTAATTAATCAAATTGATGAAACTATAAATTTCAACGAAAATACTATCCGTGTTATTGGAACATATACAGACCCTTGGTTTGTTGCGAAAGATATATGCAAAATTTTAGAATTATCTAATATAACAGAAGCTGTTAAGAATATACCTATTAATTGGAGGAGTTCATTTGAAATGAATACCTTTGGTGGTGTTCAAGAAATGATTACAATTAATGAAGCAGCACTTTATAAACTTATAATGCGTTCTAGAAAACCAATAGCACAACCGTTTCAAAATTATGTCTGTGAGGTAATTTTACCCACATTAAGGAAAACTGGTGAATATAAAATAAAAGAATTGGTAGATAAAAATAAAGAATTAGAGAATGCTAAATTAATTTTAGATGAAAAACTTAAAGATACTACCGAACATTTAACTGAAATTAAAGAAAAACATTTCAAGCTTGAAGAAAACCATAAACGTATATTATATAAAAAAACTAGACATACTTTGAAAAAAGGACCATGTCTATACTTGATTATAAAAGATGATGTTAAATTTGGTGTCACAAAAAATTTAAATGCCAGAAGATCAAGTTATGTAACATATTTTGAACCTGATTTCAAATTTATCATGTATACAAACGATAATTTATTACTTGAAAAGTGTGTAAAACGGAAGTACAGACAAAATATAACTAACACAGATTTAGGAACTGAATGGATAATAGATGTAGATATAGAAATAATTATTTCTAGTATTGAAGAACTAGCGAAATGTTTGAATATTGAATATACAATTTACAAAAATATTGAAGATGTTTATGAAAGTGACGAAGCCGATGTCAAAGAAGACGAAGAAACTGATGTAATAGAAGATACCGAAAGTAATGGAACAGAAGAAAGTAAAGAAAACCATTTCAAAGAAGATACCGAAAGTAATGGTGAAGAAATAGTGAAGATAAAATTAAAAACTTGTTCTTCATGTTTATTGGCTAAAGAATATACGACTGGTTTCAATAAAGATAAAACTAAAAAAGATGGATATCATACTACTTGTAAAGTTTGTGAGAAAGAAACGAAATTGAAGTATAAGGCTCGAAAACAAGAAGAATTTGTTCCGTTAAAAGATAAAAAATGTGCCATTTGCGAAGAAGTAAAAGATATTATAAATTTTTCGAAACATATATATACCAAAGATGGATATGTTAATAGTTGTTTGCAGTGTTCTCAAAAAATAACAAACAAAGCGAGACTTGAAGATAAAAACGTTCGTTATAAATGTGGAAATTGTGATAAAGATTATGCGCGAAAAGATACATTAACTAAACATCAAAAAAATTGCATTACACCGGTAGAAGAAATTCTAAACATGTAAAATAAAGAATTTTTTATACAATGTTTTGTATAAAAAATTATATTGTTCTTTGAATTTGCAATTCAAAATTTCTTTTTTCAATTTCTCTAATAATTTATTATATTTTAGTTTATAATCATTATCTTCAAGTAATTTCTGTACTGTGTTGACAAAATCATTAAGAGATGAAGATGTTTTATAAATTTCTTTTTGTACCTTAAAAGGATATCTATATGTTTGTAATAAGCCATGTATAACATCTTCAATAGTAATATCAGATATAAATGTGCTAATTGTGATAAAAATTATGCACGAAAAGATACTTTATTAAAGCATACTAAAACATGTGAAAAACCTACTGAAATTTAATTTTTATTTTATTTGTTATAATAAAAAATGATAAGAAAATTAAAAAAAAAGATAGATTATCTCATTTAAGAAATCATAGTCCAGGAAATACAAATTTGATTCCGGACGATATTTTTGTTTTATTTGATGATTTATTAATTCTTGTAATTTTTTTCGATCACAACCATAACCTTTTAAATACCAGAAATTACCTCTTTTAGTTTCTACAATGATAGGATATTTTTTTTCAATAGCATAATCTTTAGCTTGTTGTAAGGTATATTCATTTTTAGGTAATTTTATTTGAAAAGGTTTACTTTCATCTCTATTTTCTAATCCCCTACTGCTTGCTATATCAGTTTTATAAGTTGTAAACATCGTTTATAATTATTTTTATTTTTGATTTTTGTTAAAATAAAAATCAATTTTTTATTATATCTTTAATATTTTATCAAATATACCTTGAACTATTTGATGTCCT